GTGTTGTGCTGCATGGGTATTAGCTAGTGCTTGCATTAGCAGAGGTTTTTGCTTAATTTCTGCTAAATCGTTGCTTAGCTGCTGGCGTTCTTCGTCTGATGTGAATAAAGCATCACCCGCTTTGCCAATCGCTTCTATTGGGTTGCCACCCACTAAGTTTGAAAACCAGCCCATAACTAATGCCCTGCCTGTTTTAAGTAACTTGCTTCACGCCAGCGGCGCGTGGTGTATCGGTCGCCAAAATCTACAAGTTCTCTGATCATGGCTTGGGTATTTTGCGTTATGGCGTAGCGCCAAAAATTAGGGCAACGCTTAGCTAAATGGCCGTACTGAAACGCAACCGATGCAATAACGGTTTGCATGGGTTCGCTTAGCTGTGCAAAGTCAACCGTTGAGTGCTGGTTGTAAGTAGCAACTAGGTAATCGGTTGATTGCTGCTTTACACATAAATCAATAATGGTTGCTTCATTTTCGTTAATGCTTAGCGGATTTTGTTTGCAGGCTTTTAGTGCTTGCTCGCCTTTTAATAAGCAAAAACGCTTTAATTTGTTAGCGATAAAGTCGGGCAATAAGTATTTAAGTGCGCCTTCATCGCATTGGCCAATATCAAAGCCAGTGGCAATGGTTACTCCAGATTTAGAATTGGCTGCATCTGGCACATAACCGATTAGCTGCGCGCCGCCTTCTAGTTCTGAAATAAAACTGTAATTCACTTTGATATTGTTCATTTTGCTACTCGCTTAACGATTGGCACGGTACACAACGCTGTACACCGGGTACTGCTTTGCGTCGTGCTTTTGGTATTGGGTCGCCGCAATCAATGCAATCCGTTGCACTGATAACGCGGCTGCTGTTAAGTCCTTTTATGCGCTGATCGGTAAACCGTTTTTCAGCGCGTTCCTGTGCAATTACTAGGTGGTCTAGATCATCCATTTACTAACTACCTTATTGCACTATGTTTTCAATTTCTTCGCTGCGCAGGTATGGCACACCGTTAATTTTTACAAAGTCGGGGTCGGTTACATCAAACGGAATTTTAAACAGGCTGGCGCTGCCGCCTTTTTTGTCTATGTCTAAAATGTCGCTTAGCTTAATACGGCAACCAAAGGCTTCTACTTTCATTTCGTCTTGACTGGTTTTGGCGTAAAACATAATGTCGAACGGTTCCATACCACGCCACGAACCGGCACTTTTTGCGGCATCTGATATAAGCGCAAAGTTACTTGCGTTAACCGACAGTTCGCCGCTTGCTGCTACGTCGCCATCTACAAAGCCGTCTGGTACGCCACTGGTTTGGCTTACCGCACTGTTGTCGGTAATGGCTAATGATGCTGTGTCAACTTGGACCATAATGTCGCCCAAGTTCACGTTAAAATTCATTCCTGATAAACGCATGGTGAGTGCTCCTAGTTGCTGCTTAAATCAAGCAAAATGTTTACGGTAATTTCTTTTGGGCTGTTGTATGGGCGTAGCACCATGTAAATAACCACGCTTTTAATGCTGGTCCATACAATGGTTATGTCGCCTTCAACCGGTGGCTGTATTTCACCAGGGAACTGCGTGCCTAAAATGGTGGTGCTTTTGCTCATGGCGCGTAGTGGGCGCATAAAATACGCTTTGTTTAGCTCAATACTGTTTGGCGTTGAGTTAAGGGCGCGGTTGGCAATACGGCGAATGGCAAGTACACGCACTTCGCGGCTGGCTTTATGCACTGGGCGTAAATGCTCAAGGTATTGGTAGTCGCCACCTGCAGCATCTAGCGTTTGTGCATCGCTCCAATAGGTGCCTTCAAAGTCGCTATACCACTGCGGTACACTCATGCGGTTATTGGCTAGTGTTTCTAGTGTGGCAAGTGATAGCGGGTCGCCGTTTGTATCAACCGGTGCTTCGCCTAAACCTAATACGCTGCCTGTTGCTACGCGCATTGGGCTGTCGGCAATGCTTACGCTGCGGTTACATAGTCGCCCTGCTAATACGCCTACGTTATTGGCGTGTAATTGCGGTACGGGTACGACTAAGTGCGCGGCAATATCGGCTTGCAGTGCAATGGTTGCGGCTTCATAAGCGGGCCATGTTTGTGTGGCTACATCAATACCTGGTACGGCAACCAATGCTGATACAAAACGGCCTAATGTGGCTTGCAATGACGTTAGGTGATCGTGAATATCGGTTAAGCCACCACTGGTTGTTTGCTCGTCACATACAACTATCATTTCAAAGCTTTGTACTTCGTTGGCGCGGTCAATGGCATCGGTAATGCTTTCACCTTCGGCCATTGGGTAAACTGCTGCAGTCCAGTTTTGGCCTGCGTTTAATTGCGCGGCTTTTACTATTTCAAGTAATGGGCTATCTGCAAAGGTGTCGGCTAATACTGTTTGCGCGCCTACGCTAAATAATTGGCTTTCTTCATCTACTGAACCTGCACGGCCAACAAACAAAAAGTGTCGTTCAACACCTTGGATGTCGCCTTGCCCTAAATTCAGATTGTTAACTTGCACTTTACCTAGTGACATGGGTTTATCCTCGTTTATTGAGTTGTTTTAAAATTGTGCCTAGTTGTGCTTGCACGTTGGCGGTTGTGTCGCCTAAAAATGGGCGAGCCTTTACAGGTATTTGCCAGCTTTTACGGCTTTTTTGGCCGCGTAATTCACTTAAAATTAAAGTCGCTTTGCCGTGGTTTAAACTGCCTGCAATTTCTTTAATGGTGGCGCGGCGGTAGCCTTTGCCTTTTGCTCGGCGTACTTTGTAACCCTCGGCTGCTAATGCTTTAGCTTGGCTGCGTGTACACGGTGCTTTGTAATCTGGTTTGCCATGAATGCGGCTCATACGTGATGAGGTCATTTGCTCGCTGCCACCTTCTTGGTGTAGTGCGGCAATACGTCCAGTAAGTCCGGCTTTATGTTTAAGCTCTAAACGTTTACCGCCTTTTACGTAGGGTTCTAACGTTTTACCCATGCGCTTAAGCATTTTGGTTTTTTTGCCATCGGTGCGGCTTGCAAATTTATTGCCCTGCACAGTGGTTTGTGTTTTTAGCCTTTTGCGGGCTAGTTGGCGTTCATAACGCCCTAGTGTTTTAAGCAAGCGAACACGCTTAGCGTTTGGCAATGCTAATAGCTGCAGTTGCTGCTTTGCACTGAGTGCCTGCTTGCTATTTGGGGTGATCACTAAACTCATGATTGCCCCTTAATATCTACGTCTACGTCTTCGGCCACACTAATTGGCGCTAGCGATACGTAATAACGCGCACCGTTAAATAAAACAGGGCCGTTGTCGGCGGGTATTAGCTCTATGTCGTCAATTAGTTGCACGTCAATTAATACGGTGGCGTTGTCTTTGCTTACTACGTCTATGTCTATTTCTGGGTCGTCTAGGCCGTATTCGTCACGTGGCCATTCGCTATCGATTAAAAAGGCGCCCACCATTGCAAGTAAGTTGTAAGGGTTTACTTTGCGGTGCGGGAATTTTTCTATTGCGATTACGGCGGTATGTTTCCACTTGGCAACGGCGTAACCTTCTTGGCCTTTGTCTTCGCCGCTTATAATTAGTGTGCCGCGTTCTTGCCAGGCATCTATGTTATTAGTGTGAATAGCGCCTTTTAAACTGGTGTTTAAAAAGTCGGTTAGTTGCTGCAATTGGGTAATTGTTTGGCTCATAGCGTGTGCACTCCTGCACGGCCAAGGCCAAGCAGTAATCGAATGCTGCGATTAGACTGCGCTAATATGGCATCTTGCTGATCAACGCTATCGGCTTTGTTGTTGCCTGCGTCTTTTTGGTCAACCGCTGAAAAGTAGCCCATTAAATCTGAATGCGAACGGGCATACACGGCACCACGGTAAACACTTTGCTGTGCGGCGCTAAAATTAGGTACGTCGTTTGTTAGGGTGAAAGCAACGTCCGTGTTGTCTTTCATAATGTATTTAAGTATTTGTTGTTGTACTTCTAGTGCGCTGCGGTTTAATGAGTCAGCTATTACCGTTTCTTCGTAAAACTCAGGTATGCGGCGATGATCGCGAAACTCGCCAGTGCTTAGCGCTGGCCAGCCGCTTGCAACATCTATTTCAATGCTGTTTTGCGCTGTTGCTTCAAATCCAAATGACATACCACATACCTTGTTCAATAAATTAGGTTCAGTGCAGTTAGCGTCGACGCGGTTTTTAACAGTCGCCTGTTAAACGCTCGGCTAGTGCACTGGAGGGTTGGGAGCCGTTAGCTATTACTGAGCGTTTAGCTCGGCAATGGCTCGCAATCTCATTGCAATTTTGTTTCTTACTGTTTTAACTTGTACTTTTGGGTGTAACTCGGCGGCTTTGGCTAAGTAGCCATCTGCTTGTTGCAAGCGCTGGACGTCGCCCACATGCGATGGCGAAACGTCGCCGTTTTTGCTGCGCAGTAACGCAAGGCCCGCAAACTTGTAGTACTTAGCCGTAACTTGCTCTGGTAATTTCCAATGATTCGCAACAAGCCTGAACACTTGGCCAAAATAAGGCTCAATGCTGTTGCCTTTTTCAGCTTGGGTGCTTGCCCAGTCAAAAACAGTGTCGGCAATAAAACCAGGCCACTTACGGCGAATGCTGCTAGCCATGGGCTGGTTAAACTCAATGGCTCGTAAGCCAAACTCAATGCCACGGCTGAGATTGCCAATATCAAATAGCCAAATAGTGCAATACGCGAAAATCGGGTTGTCTTCATTTTGTTTACCTTCTTTTGCTAAATAGTCTTCAACAATGGGTAACCACTTTGGCAATAACACATCACGTTTGTGGGCTATTTTGTCGGCGCGGGTTACATAGCTTTTTAAGCGTTTTAAGTCGTCTTCTAATTCAATGAGCTGTAAGTGCAGGCTTGGGGCATATTGCCCTGAGCCTGTTACGCTTACTTTTTCGAGCTGTTTTTTGGCTCGGTTGCTTTCTTTGAATTGGAGGATTTTTGCGCCGCCGACGGCTTTTTTAGCTCTTCAACCGTGTCTTTCAAGTCGCTGTTCGCGGCGTTAATGTCGTCGGCTTGGTAGGCTAAATCGCTGGCAGCATCACTTGCCTGATCAGCGGCGGTTTTAATTTCACCTGCAGCATTGCTTGCGCTGTCTATGCTTTGGTTTAGCTCGTCGGTTGCATCTTCAACGGGTGAAACATCAACGCTTTCAATGTTGCCTTTTTCATCAAGCGCGTATACAACAGCGGTTTTGTCTTCGCCTTCAGCGGCAGGATCAAAACCTAAATCAAAAAATTTAATGTTTTGGTCAACGTATTGTTGCGCGGTTTCAATGGCTTTTGATTCGTCGCAGCCTAGCAGTGTTGCAAGTAACGCAAGCGCTGTTACTGGCTTTGCTTGCTGATCACCTTGCTTGGCTTTTGCAGCTAGGCGGCGTTTTTTAAAATTAGCAATGGCACTCATGGCACTTACCTTTTAATAAATGGATAACAGCTAGGCGGTTAGGCCTAGCAATTAATGATTAAGCTGGGTTAGGGCCAATATTCATGGCGCTTTCGTCAATCGCGGCGTAGGCTTCAAACTCTTCGATTGCGTAGCCTTCGTTACGCCAGTACTTATCTTCGTACTGTTTGCGGTCTTCCACGTTTTCAGACTTACGGTGTGATGTGTTGCGCTGCGTATAAATATGCAAATTGCTTAGCATGGTTACTACAATGCGTTTGCCCGGGAAAAACGGCGGTGTATACGCACGTAGGCCACCAATGTTTTTATCCATTTGCTGTGCAGCCACTTGTTCACTTGGCTTATCGGCTTGGTTCATCATGTGGGTTTGTGCAGTGGCCGTTAGGTCACTACCAACCAATACAACTAGGCGTGGGTCGTTACGTAATGATGGATGAATAAGCGTGTTTTTAAGCTCGGTCACAATGGCGTCTAACGTTTTGTAATCGCCTGCGCCTTCTGGGTCAAAGTAAACAGGATCTGTCATGATTTGATCAGGGGCTTCTTCAGTAACAATTTGATGCCAGCCTTTGTTTACATCTTGGCCTAGTGGGTTAGCAACTGGGTCTGATGTAGCGGCGATTGAGGTACCATTAAAACCAACGCGTAACATATCGAGTGCAAATCGTTGTGTTGCGTTGTCTTTCATTTTTTTCATGAATTCATTTTGATTACCGGCATTACCCCATGCTGAAAGCAATGCCCATGTAAGTGCTGAGCATGAATCTGTTTCAGTT